CAAAATAGCATTTGTTTTTCCTGTCTGATGAATTCCAAACCGGTGCAAACTTATTTGAAATTTCTAAACTAAATCCTAGGAAGTTATTTTTTTCTAACAAGTATGTGTTATTAAACTTTATAGGTTTGCGGCCGCCTATTTCGATATAAGATTTTGTTTTACACACTTCTAATGCAAATAGATCTTGGGAAGATTGCGAATATGATTTCATAAGATTTCCTTAAAATATTCTTTATAATCTTTAAGGCATTCTTTATTGTGTGTTGAGTTTTTAGTAAATAATATATCTAAGTGTACACTATTTCTGCTTTTTAAATATGCAGATTTATTTTCTTCAACAATTGAATCAATTGTAAATCCAATAGTTTCTAACTCCTTAACAGCTAATATACTTTCTGGTGCATTAATATTTGTACTTACTGTTTGAAACTCAATAATAATATATTTTGCTTTTTTAAGTATTTCTTTGCCACCTAATATAATAGGATATTCATTTCCTTGTGTATCAATTTTAATCAAATCAAAGATACAGTCTTTAAAAAAATCATCCATTGTTTCAACTTGTACTTCTTTTAACAAATATTCAATATTCTCAGATTGAGTTGGTTTATAAAAGGAACTAGATTTTGATTTTGTTTTTGTTTTTGGTAGAAAAAGTTTTAGTATCTCTTTTTTATTTCCCAAGCCTATGTTATGACAATCGACTATTTCATTACGTTTTTTCATATTACGTAACTTATTCATACAAAAAGGATTTGGTTCTACGCAGGTTATTTTCCAATCTTTATTGCTAGAACGTAGACTAGTTGCAAACTGTCCTGCACATGCTCCTACATCTAAAATACTTGTAATATTTAAATCATTAATCCAATCATATTCCCAACGATCCATCAGCTTCTCATTCCATTAAATACTGTTTTCTTAAATTTTTCATTATCGGTATGCACACTATTAATTAGTTCAAAGTCTAAGTTTAGTTGCTTTAATAAAGATGCTATTGCTTGTGTATCTTTAGGCAAGCACATGCCGCCATAACCTCTAAGATTAGGATTTACATCTAAATACATATCAGTTGCTTTACCTGTCTTGATATAAGCATTTTTAATAGTAGTGTAATCACAATCAAGTTTGTCACATACTTCATACATCACGTTAGCAAATGTAACACGCAATGCAGCATAAACATTGTTGTAATATTTTAATACTTCTGCTTCATTAGGTGTTAAATGTTCTGTGTGTTCAGGCAATGTTCCGTGTACTTGTACTAACTTGCGATATACCCAAATATCATGTGTGCCAATTGCAAGCAACTTATGATTGTTAATAAAATCTTCTGCTGCACAGCGTTCACGTAAAAACTCAGGCACAAAACATATAGTAAGATTTCTATGTGTGTTAATCATACGTTGTGTAAATCCTGGAACAACTGTACTACGTATTGCAATAATACCCGTGTAGTTGAGTTGCGAGAGTTCGGTAATAACCGATTCTAATATGCCTGTGTTACAACTGCCGTCATCTGCTTGAGGCGTAGGTACACATAAAAATGTTATTTCGGTGTCGAGCACATCTTGTATTGTTGTATCAAGTGTGATATCATGAGGAACAACAATGTGTCCCACATGTTCAAATCCTTTTTTGTTTGCTGTGCCTACGGCACCTAATCCGATAATACCTAGTTTCATAGTAAACTTTCTACTGTTTTTCTTAACCCAACTTCTAGTGGCGTATAGTCTACAAACTTAGTAAGTGACTGTACTAGTGTTGTATCTGGGCAACGGCGTTTAGCACTGCCTACCGGTCCAGAGCGTACTTCGAGTTTATCTGGATTGATTCCCATTATGCCCATGATTAGTTTTGCAGCCGTTGCAATTGGCGTTTCTTCATTCCTACCAACATGCACAGTTTTGTTGCTGACATTTTCTACAAGGCAGTGTGTCATTTTTACAGCGTCATCAACATAACAAAAACTTCTTGTGTCGTTGCCTTTGATATAATATTCACCTGCTTTACAACGTTCGACAAACTCATTGATAAAATGATCTATCTGTCCTGGGCCGTATACATTAAAGTAACGTATGATAAGATAATCTAAGCCACTGTTGGCAACTAAGTTTTCGCCGAGAGCTTTCGGAACGCTATAACTCCATCTTGGGTTCGTAATGTCGTTAAACATAACTGGTACTTGCTCATCAGTCGGAATAGGGTAATAACCTTCATCTATTGCTCCATTAAATATTTCACAGGTACTTGCAAATACAAACTTGGTATTTGTATTCCTGTAGCGTTGTATTAAGTTGATTGTAGGTAATGTATTATTGATACACACATCTGTTGGATTTTCGTAAAACAATCGAGTGCCGTTTGTTGCTGCCAAATGTACAACAACGTCACAGTCAGGTGCATTTCTTGTTACGGTAGGATTGCTTAAATCGGCTGAAGAGATTGCGGGCATGCCAGTGCCGGTTCTTTTGTCATACGGATACAGGTCTTCATACCGGTCTTTGATATACTTGTAATAATGACTTCCGATAAATCCTTTGTGTCCAGTTAATACTATTTTCATGTTTTTAATTTTCGATTCCGACGCTCTTGCAATGCTGGTACGTTTTCTTTTTTGCTGCCTTTATAATGACACATTACACCTTGGAATGCTAAATCAAAATGAGACTTTAGTGCATCCTTTGGACTAATGCTTTGTCCTTTTATTTTATTTGAATTTACAAATTCTGTTGTTACAGCATCGAACACATGGCAGTCTAGTTGACCTCCTAGATGATAAATTAAATCAGTGTCATAATAGGCTTGCCATCTATCAAAATATGCCTGACTGTGTTTATGATCAAGATTAAAACTTAGAAATCCTGTTTCGCTGTACCTATTTGGTCTTCCTAGATAACTTACAAATGCATTGTTGTCTTGTTTTTCAGTTAAGTATTCACTTGTAAGAGGAGAGATAATTTCGCTGTCTGCGTCCAGCCAAACCATTCTACCTTGTTTTATTTTTCTTGCAGCATCTACAATACAATAACTTTTATGACTAAATCTTACAGCATCTCTTATAAATCCTTTTTTACCTTCAACAATAGGTCGGTGGCCGTTGCGATTTTTAAACTGTGTTAGATCTGGGCATTCGTCTTCTAGGATATAGTTTTGCCAACTATCAAACGAGTATGGGGTGTCTGTATAAATTATAACATTAATATCATCATCTAAATATTTTTTTAGTCCATCTAAAAAATACTTTGCGTGTTCTTCGTAATGTCTGTTAGCAAATGTTGTTATTATTGTTATCATATTACCATCCGAATATATAGTCTTTTCTTACATTTGTAAGTTCTTTTGCACCTAATGACTTTAAAAACATGCCTGCGCACTCTTCGGTATCCGGGTGTTGTTCGCATACAATAATAGGTTTATATTTTAATATAGTTTCAACTGCGCCTTGTAATACTTCTAGCTCGTGACGTTCGCAGTCTATTTTTAATAATCCAAACTTTGGCAACTCTAAATCATCCATGCGTTTGATAGAGATATTTCCAGAACCAACTTCGCTAACAAAACTATTACCGGTGTTATTACTGTCGTATTCCATTGCAACCATACTATTGATATTACCTAATGCGTATTCGTTAACTTGAACATTGCAACCTTGGACATTTAGATGCAAACACTCGTATACTTGTTTCATCGGCTCGTATGCTATTACTTCTTCGAATACTTGACTTAGCGGAAATGCCCAAAAACCAACATTAGCGCCAACATCAATTGCTAGACTAAAATCAGTAACATACTTATATGCAGCATCTCTAACATCATCTTGATATTCTGCAGGGCCACCATTTTTAATACGTTTTGTTATTAAACGTTCAAAGTGATTATCGCTGGCGGGCAACCAATAATTATATACTTGTTTCATATTGATGCATCCTCCATACCCACTACTCTCAGCTTTACAATATTAGTTATCTGCCATTGCTTCTGGTCAAGTGCTTTTAGAACACCCAACCATTTGTTGCGTATTAAAGCAAACTCATTGATGATTTTTTCGTAGTCACAAACATCTTGTTCGCCGTCTACATACTTTTCAACATCGCGACTTGACAATGCTCGCTGATAGTTTTCGAGGTATTTCTTAAAAAAAGAACTACGCAGTTTGCGTAGTTCAATATTAAGGAATTCAAGTATTGCTTCAACTTCTTGTAGTTGATTAAAACGATATTCGACAAGTCCAGGCATTTCGGCAGCAGCCTTTTCAATACTGCCTTTCAACTTCACTTCAGAACGAGCTGTTACCAACTCGTTCTCAAAGTGTTGTATTGCTGCTGGTATTTCAGATATGTCTCGTGAAACTCGACTATACCATCCCATTAGTCATCCCAATCG